AATACACAAGATTATCATACATATAACTCAAGTGATTATGATAATGACTCACAAAATTTTAGTATAAGTTTTAGAAAGTATCTAGGTACAGATTGTAAAACTTCAAAAGAAAATGTAGCAATCAAACAACAACTAGAATTAATGAAAATGTGTGGTAGAGTAAATAGCAATACAAGTTTAGCAAATAATAAAAATTTTAATTTATTGGTTTCTAAATGCAGAGGTGTTAATCCAGTTAAATTAGATAATAGACCAGAGGATAGTAAAAGTTTGTGGGATTCTATGAAAGATGATTATAAAAAAGAGAACCCAGATGTTAAACTAATGGGAGATAGTATTTTATTAATGCCTAAAGATATTAATAACAAAAAAATAATTCTTCCATTGCCAAAACCAAAAAAATGAAGATAAACGAAAACACATCATTGAAAACAGACATGAAAACATTAATCATGATTGTTATGGGTATTGCTATTGCTGTTTGGACTTACGCAGAAATCAATGCCAGAATAGTACACCTTGAAACTTCTAAACAATTAATGGAACAAGACTTACTTGAAGCAAGTACACAGAAGCCAATCGATCAGGAACAGTTTATGCTTCTGGAGGATCTATATAAAACAGTAGAAAAAATTGAAACTAGAATAGAAGATATGATGCACAATAAAGTTAATATAGAATTTATAACTAAACAATTAGAGAAAGCATTAAAAGATATAGAAAAATTAAAAGACAAACAAAGAGAATTTTCTAATGGTAATGGACATGGTTGAAACAATAATAGCTTTACTAATGATAGTTAATCATGAGATTAAAGAACATAGAATACAACCTTCTATGTCAGAATGTTTGCGTGGTAAAAGAATTGCTATGCGTGAATCAAAAGATCATATAGAATATAAATGTATTCGTAGTAAAGCAGAAATAGAAATTTATATGGGTGAAAAATCAATTAAAAAATTAATATTAGAATAATGGCTATAGATTATAGAGGTGAAAAATTTTCAGGTTATAATAAACCAAAGAAAGCTAGAACTAAAACTAAAAAGTTTGCTGTATTAGCTAAGTCAGGCAACAAGGTAAAGCTCATTAGATATGGAGATGCTAACATGACTATAAAAAAATCTGATCCAGCTAGAAGAAAATCCTTTCGTGCTAGACATAGATGTGCTACAGCAACTAATAAATTAACCGCAAGATATTGGAGTTGTAAAAAATGGTAGACAGATTGTTATTAAAATTTTTTGGTTGGATTGATGATCAATTTGAAAAAGTAGAAGATGTTTTAACTTTTAAATTTTGTAATTGTAAAAAAAAAAATAAAAAAAAGTGAAAGTAATTGTTTTAATTATGCTGATGTGTAGCACCACACCAGGTAATAAGTGTCAAACTATTCCTACACCTCAAGTACAATTTAATAGTATGTATGATTGTACAGTTTATGGATATAAATATTCAGAAGAACTTATATCTAATTTAACTCCAGAATTTGTAAATAAATATGGAGCTTACACTAGGTTTATGTGTGAAAAAAAACAAATTATTTAATGAAAAAAAATAAAACTTGGGTTAGATCAAAAGAACAAATATTAATTTGTGGCTACTGTGAAGTATGTGGTAAACAATTAATGAGTGATAAGGGTAATTGGATAGTCAACGCAGAGAAAAAAAAGTTTTGCCATAATGGTAAAGATGAGTTATGCTTCAACCAATACATTAACAATAGGAAAAACAATGACAGGTTATCACAAAACAAAGTCAGGTAAGACAGCTAAAAAAGGTTTGTACTATAATATAAACAAAAGAAAAAAAGCTGGTACAAGTAGATCAAAAAAAAAATCTACTATTAGTTCTAAGTCTTACAAGTCTATGCTAAGTGGTTTTAAGAAATAGTATTTTTTAATTCTTGAAACTCTGACCAAATGCTTTGACTAGCATCCCAAAATCTTCGTTTGTCTTTCTTCATTTCAATAGAATGCAAAACTGTTGTATGATCTTGATTAAAATATTTACCTATATCTGTAAGGTTTAAATTATATCTTTCATATAAAAGATTATGAATAATGTTTCTTGCTCTAACCAAATCTTGTGTTCTAGTTCTACTCATTAAACTTTTTTTGTGAACCTCATAACGAATACAAATTTTATTAATAATACTTTCAACAACTCTTGCACTAGGTTTAGCAAATGTATAACCTACAATCTTTCTTGGTTTATAAGATTCTGGATTTTTTTTCTTAGTATGTAATTTTGCTAATTTGTAACCATTTTTAAATGCGTTTTTATATATTTTTTTTTCTTTAAAAGTTAGATCACGATAGTGTCCAGCTTTCATGGCAAGTTTAATTTCAGTAAATATTTTATTTTTGGTCATAGATCCCCCTCATATTCCTTCAGTTTTTTTTTAATAATAATTAATAACTATCTAGCTGTCATTAATTCTTCTCTGCACTCAGCTACTTGTAAATGTAAGTTATAGCTTTCAGCTTTTAACTTATTAGCTTTGTGAACTGTTTGGACATATTCCTCACTTTTCTTTCTTTGTTTGTCCATCAGTTTCTGCAGACGATTTTTTATTTTTACCATCTTGCTCCTTTATCACTTTTGTAAAATTAATTTTTAAATCATTAATTTTAATTTCTACAAATTCACCCTCGGTGCTAGGGTTTGCAGCTTTCTTCACGTCATCAAAGCGTTCTTCTAATATAAAATTAGCTTCACCATGCTTTAATCTCTTATACTTATCCATTTTTATCCTTTTTGGCAACCTCTTTTTTGTGTATCTCTTTGGTCATCTTATTATATATACTTAAATCTGTATAATTGTCGGCTTTAAAATTTTTTGTTGATCTATATAATTTTAATGCCATCATTAATTGACCTACTTGGTGTGGTTTTACTCGTTTTTTTAAACTACTAGCTAAGATAATAGTAAACATTTCTGCTAACATAATAAAATTTTCTTGATAATTACCATAATCTTTTTGACGATCATCAATAATTTTTTTCTCAATCTCTTGATCTATATTTGTAATTTTCTTGTCCATATTTTTTTTGTGTCCTGGAGAGGAAAACTACCGAAAGGGAACTAGAAAGAAAAAACCCCTCCAAGACTTATATAAGTTAATTAAAACTTATATGATTGTTTGTTATCATAAGATGGTTTTTTTTGAAACCCCTTATTTTGTGGTGCAGTTTTAGATGAACCACTTGCATTATTGGGAGTCATTTTAATAGTAATTCCCTCCAAGTTTCCTTGCTCATCTTTGTTATTCCAACCTGCTTGATTCCACCAAACTCCATTTACATTGACACCAATGGTCCACTTCTTGCCTTCAGGTGCATTTGTATTTGGTGGTGCAACCCAATCAGGATGATTGTCAGCTGTCTTATTTTCGTTAGGTACTAAGTTTACCCATATCACATCTTCACTCATGTTTACTCCTTTGTTATTTCCCAACTTTATTGTTGAGCATTATTGTTATCTAACTTGATCTTATGAGTTCCAGCTATATCTGAAACTTGTCTATAAGCTCTCAAGTTATTTTTAATTAGATATTGAATCTGATCTTTATATTTGTCTCTAACCAAATTGAATTGTTCAATGGTTTTACAATTTTTGATACGATTCTTTATCTCTTCTACATCCACATTATCATCTTCATATTGTGGGTTAGATTCTACAGATTTCTCTGAAGAATTTTGTTTAAATGGTTGTGCGTTGTAGCCATCTTCTAAATCTAATCCTGTTTTTAAATTTAAAGCATTTAGAAAAGCATACTTTCTAGCATATGACATTGCTTGACCAGTACCAAACTTATCTAATCCACCCATAGCAGTACACCCATCAATCATTACAAAATTATCTGGTGCATCAACGTCATGTATCTTCATTGTACAAGTAACAATCACACACTTATCATTAACTTCTGTTACATAACTGCAAGTAGGATATAATCCATTACCTAGTAACGCTTCCATTGACACTCGCAAAACATCGTCGTGGAGCAAAGGATTAAAGTGCATACCTTTTACTTTACTTGCTTTCTTTACTGAACTTGCTGTATTACAAGCATTGTGTAGTTTCTTATATATGTTGTTCATATTTTTATTCCCCATAGGTTAGTTATAAGTTTTTCCTGATCTTTAGTTAAATCTTTATAGTAAAAGAAATGATCCATATCTGGCGGTTCGCACATCAAAGCTAACTTATCTATGCTACCTTCACAAAACATAATCATCTTTTCCCACAAAAGAATCTTCTCAACCATTTTAAAATAAAGATATTCTAAATGATCTGGCTTCAACAACTCATGGCTAGAATCAAAAACCTTTGACCCCTTATCGTTTACATAAACGAGGTAAGGTATTTTTTTTGTTGCCATATAGTAGAATGAAGTCTGTGTTATATTTGTAAGTAAAGGTTCACTTGGTAATTCTTGGGATCGCATTGTCCACTCTTCTTTACCTTTTGTTTTATAAACTCTTGGTGGTTTCGTTTTAAGCTCTATAAACTTATTTTTTGTTTCATAATCTATTCTGCCTATGATGGGTTTAATCATGGTCATTTCTTTTTGCTCAACAAACCTTTCACAAACTATTTTATCTTTACCCATAATCTCTTGCACAACTTTTTTAGTT